GCCAGCTTACTTTGATATCAAGGACTTTCCTGTAGCGGAAACGCTGAGTGAAAGTCACGCGGCTATCAGGGCTGAGTTCGACAAAGCCAGAGTTCGCATGGATGATTTTCCCCTGTTTCAGGATATTAGTCCTGAGCAGGTGTATATCTCCAACGACGACAAGTGGAAGATGTTTTTCTTGAAGTCGAACAACATCCGCTTTGAGAGAAACTGCGAGCAGTTCCCAGAGACAATGAAGGCCGTGGATAGCGACCCAAGCATTGTTTCTGCCTACTTTTCCATACTGGACTCCAACAAGATGCTGGTGCCCCACGAGGGCCCATGGTCTGGCGTGCTGAGAATGCACTTGGGCGTGGACATCCCGACTGACGGCAAGGGTTGCACCCTGTCAGTGAAGGGTGAGCAGTATCAGTGGAAAGATGGCGAGGTTGTGGTGTTTGACGACACCTATGAGCACTTTGCGATTAACCTCACGGATCACCCTCGGGTGGTTTTGTTTATGGACTATATGCGACCGCTACCATGGCCGCTTCATATTCTTAACAAGTTCTGTATATACATCGGTAGGTTTTTCCCGTATTACAAGGTTCCACTCACTAGACACAGAGAGTGGGAAAAGAAGTTCTACGGGGAGGACAGCTAGTGGCGTTTTTACAGAGTAACATCCCGCATTTTAAGTGCTGGGTGCGGCGTGAATACACGCACAACCACCGTAAATATCACGGTGAGTTTCTTCATGCGATGGCGATAGCAGTCACCACGATGCCATGCCGCTGTCTGAGTTTTCAGGTCATCTTTACTGGCGCTGAAACCTATGGCAGTGATGATCCAAATGTGCATGGAGGAGCGATGTGGGCAAGGATGCCCATAACGGCCCTGATGGCCGACACCCAAGTTGAGGAGTGGCCAGAGCCTATGCCGGTGTATGCGGCCCAGCCTTGGGACTGCTCCTCCCGCGAACACGCTGTATATGTCCTTGATAGGGCGACACCGTGTCCGTGGCTGGCAAAGATCGACGGCGAGTTCTATCCCGCCAAGTACATGTTCACGGTGGACTACACCGACAGCGAGATTGCTGATGACCCTGCACAGCACAAGCAGAGTCATGTGATGGAGCTGTTGGATGCAGGACCGTGGACAGGGAATATCGTGGCGCTACCCAACAACCGAGTCCGGGTGACACATCCGGCGTGGTTTGAAACCGGGGAAGGGGCGCCAGATTTTAGGCCGTCACAGCATGTTCACTATTCCAAGTCTGACTTGGACTATACGCTGGACGTAAACAGAGTGTTTGACAACCTATACGCAGGTACCAGTTATGATCAAGAAAACGACTAGGCTGTATGGCGGAGGCGGCAAGATGAAGTCAAAAATGCAGTCAAAGATGATGCCGGGGATGAAGCCCGGAGGCGCAACCAACGACAAGCTGGAAATGGTGGCTAAGGGCGACAAAATGGTCCCCAAGTTTGCCGTGGATGGCAAAGGACCGAATGATCTTGGCAAGGTCAAGACCATGAAAAAAATGTACAAGGGTGGCATGGCCACAAAGACGGAGCCTAAAGGCGGAGGTCCCAAGGGCTAAGCATGGCTATTGATCGGGCGCTAGGCGCCGAAATGCCCAGCCCAGATGAGTCTGCGCTGGAGATAGTGATCGAAAACCCTGACTCTGTCGGCATCTTTGATGATGACGGCGGCATGGTGATCGACCTTGACCCGCAAGGCTCACCTCTGATGGGTATTCAACATGACTCCAATCTTGTTGATTACCTGTCTAACGGGGAGCTGGACATGCTGGCGTCCGAGCTTGTTGGCGCTTTTGAGGCGGACAGGAACAGCCGAGCAGATTGGGAGGACTCCTATATACGGGGTCTAGACCTCTTGGGCCTCAAGTTTGAGGATAGGTCTACCCCTTGGGAGGGCGCCTGTGGCGTTTTCCACCCAATGCTGTCAGAGGCTGTTATTCGCTTTCAGGCGCAGACAATACAGGAGATTTATCCTGCAAGCGGCCCCGTAAAGACGACCATCGTCGGCAAGATTAACGACGACAAGACAAAGCAGGCTCATCGGGTACAGAACTACCTTAACTACCTGATTACACAGAGAATGACGGAGTATCGCACGGAGACGGAGAAGCTCTTGTTTTCTCTGCCGATTGCCGGCTCCGCATTCCGCAAGGTGTATTACGATCCCAGTATGGGGCGTCCATGCGCCATGTTTGTGCCGGCTGAGGACTTCGTGGTCAGTTATGGTGCGTCCGACCTGTCAACGTGCGAGCGTGCAACGCATGTAATGAAGCGCACCGCGAACGAGATTCGCAAGCTACAGGTTGCGGGGTTCTATGCGGATATAGATTTACCGGCGCCGTCTCCTGACTTGTCAGAGATACAGGCCAAGTACGACCGCCTGACCGGAGACTCAGAGAATTACGATTACGACAACCGGCATACCCTCTTGGAGATGCAGGTTGACATAGACCTTGTCGGCTTTGAAGACACAGACAAGGGCCAGCCCACAGGCATCGCACTGCCGTATGTCGTTACGATTGACAAGTCATCAAGAACAATCTTGTCTATTCGTCGTAACTGGCACGAAGGCGATGACCGCAAGATGCGGCGTGAGCACTATGTCCACTACCAGTATCTGCCCGGACTCGGATTTTACGGGTTTGGTCTAGTCCATATGATTGGCGGGCTGTCTAAGTCTGCCACAGCAATACTCAGGCAGTTGGTTGACGCGGGCACCCTGTCCAATCTTCCGGGTGGACTAAAGTCTCGCGGCTTGAGAATTAAGGGTGACGACACCCCGATCATGCCCGGAGAGTTCCGGGATGTAGATGTTCCCGGCGGTGCTATCAGGGACAACATAGCATTCTTGCCATACAAAGAGCCTAGCGGCGTCCTGTATCAGCTCCTTGGCGATATCGTGCAGGAAGGCCGTAGATTCGCGTCAGCGGCGGATGTGAAGGCTTCCGATATCAATGGCGAGGCCCCTGTCGGCACTACGCTGGCGGTCCTTGAGCGGGAGATGAAGGTGTTGAGCGCGGTTCAGAGCCGTGTCCACCATGCCGTCTCGCGGGAGCTGAAGATCCTTTCTGGGCTTGTCCGTGATTACGGCCCAGAGGTGTACCCATATGAGCCCGACGAGGGTCCGCTGGTAGAGGCGGACTTTGACGACAGGATAGACATTATTCCGGTCAGCGACCCAAATGCGGGGACGATGGCGCAGAGAATCATGCAGTATCAGGCGGCGTTGCAGTTGGCGTCTCAGGCACCCCAGATGTATGACATGCCACTGCTTCACCGCCAGATGTTAGAGGTGCTGGGCATTCAAGACGCAGACAAGGTCGTTCCGCTTGAGGATGACCTGAAGCCGACTGATCCTGTTAGCGAGAACATGAACCTGATCAATGGCGAGCCGGTCAAGGCGTTTATCTACCAAGATCACGAGGCGCACATTCAGGTTCACATGTCTCTGACAGAGAACCCTGAGGTCATGAAGCTGATGGCGAAAAGCCCCGGAGCCAAGGCGGCTCAGGCGGCTATGGCCTCTCACATCGCTGAGCACGTTGCATTTGCTTATCGTCAGCGTATTGAGAAGGAGCTGGGTGTACAGCTACCGCCACCAGACGAGCCGATGCCAGAGGATATCGAATACCGCATCTCTCAACTGGTTGCCCCTGCCGCCGCTCAGGTTACAGGCAAGGCACAGCAACAGGCTCAGGCTGAGCAAAATGCACAGCAACAACAAGATCCTGTTATCCAGATGCAACAGAAAGAGCTTCAGATCAAGGAGCAAGCGGCTCAGGCCAAGGCCCAGACAGAGATGGCCAAGATTCAGGCTGACCTGCAAAAGGCCGAGGGCAAGGCCATGCTCGACATGCAGAAGATGGAGCAGGAGGAGCGCCTTGAAGCGGCGAAGCTCGCGGCCAAGATCGACTCAAACAAAGACAATATCCAATCTCGTGAAGAGATCGAAGGATTTAAGTCAGGATTTAATCTCGTTAGGGACTTGATTGACAATGACTGAACATGCTACTAATAACATGTTAGGAGCACTACAAGCTGTTATTCGTGGTCATATGAACGAAATTACGGATCATTTAGCAACAGGTTCGTGTCGTGACATGAATGAGTACAGCAAGTGCGTAGGAATTATTGAAGGCTTGGCATATGCCGAGCGCGAACTGCTCGACCTTAACGCAAGGATAGATCGGGAATAGTTTCGCCGCAGGAAGCGGCGCTAGGCGACTCCGAACGCCACTATTCGGTGCATGGAAGTAACACTATGGAAGAGCCGAAAATGGCCAGCCAGCTCCCAGAACCCAAGGGGTACAAGCTACTTATCGCACTGCCAGAGCCCGACGAAGTTACCGAGGGCGGCATTATCAAGGCAAAGCAGACGATGGAGATCGAAGAGATTGGGTCGATCTGCGGTTTTGTTCTGAAGATGGGTCCAGATGCCTATGAGGACGAAAAAAAATTTCCACATGGCCCTTATTGCAACGAGGGTGACTGGATTTTGATGCGTTCTTACAGCGGCACCAGATTCAAGATTCACGGTAAAGAGTTTCGTTTGATCAACGACGACAGCGTTGAAGCAGTTGTCGAAGACCCGAGGGGGATTGAGAAGGTATGAGCGAAGAACAGGTACAGTTTGAAGAATCGCCAATGTCTGCCGAAGACAAGTTCCTAGGCGTCAAGACGACTATTGGTGACAAGTCAGAGCCATCCGATGTTGACATTGAGGTGGTTGATGACCGCGAGCCGCAGGACCGCAAGCCGGCGCCAAAGCAGACAAAGTCTGATGAGGATGACGAGCTTCAGGGTTATGGCGAAAAGGTCAAAAAGCGAATAAACAAGTTACGCTACGAGCAACACGAAGAGCGTCGGCGTCGCGAAGATGCCGAGAGGATGCGTGAAGAGGCCGTCCGCGTAGCCAAGCAGTATGCAGAGCAGAACCAGAATCTCCAGAAGATTTTGAGTCAGGGCGAAGGCGTACTGCTAAGTCAGTCTCAGAAACGTGCTGAGATGCAGATGCAAAACGCCGAGGCGCGCTTGCGGCAAGCGGTAGAGGAGGGCAACACAGAGGCCCAAATTCAGGCCCAAAAAGACCTGAATTCCGCGCAGATAGAGGTTGATAGTCTTGGTAAGAGAACCACGAACTACAAGCAAAATCGCGCCCCTCGGGAAGAGTCTGATGAGGCTAGGCAGTATCGCGAGCATCAGCAGATGCTTGCACAGCAGTATGCCGCCCAGCAGGCCCAGCAGGCCCAGCAAGCCCAGCAAGCCCAGCAGGCTCAGGTAAAGCCTAGCGAGAAGGCGATGAGCTGGGCTGAAAACAACAAGTGGTTTCAGTCAGACGACCATATGGAGATGACGGCCTATGCCTACGGGGTGCACGAAACCCTGATCAGGCAGGAGGGCGCTGATCCAGAGTCTGATGAGTATTACGACGAGCTGGACAGGCGTGTCCGGTCTCGTTTTCCAGAATACTTCGATGAGGAAAGTACCGGCTCGGTGGAGCAATCCACCTCTTCGACCTCTCGGAGCCCCTCCGTGGTGGTGGCGCCTTCCGCAAGGAACAATGGTGCCAAACCACGCAAAGTGAAGTTGAGCCGTACCCAAGTCGCACTCGCTAAGCGTCTTGGTCTAACCCCGGAACAATATGCCAACCAGTTACTCAAGGAGAGCTAATTATGGCAGAAGAGCGCACAAAGCGAGAAGCAGAGTCTCGCACCGCTGAGGAGCGTCCCTCAGACTCGTGGTTGCCGGCATCTATCTTGCCCAACCCTGATCCCGTGGACGGATGGGTGTTCCGTTGGATAAGAACCAGCACGCTGGGGAAGGCCGACAACACCAACGTCTCTCAGAAGTTTCGTGAAGGCTGGGTCCCGGTGAAAGCCGAGGACCACCCTGAGCTGGAGGTTATGTCAGATATCGACTCTCGCTTTGAGGGCAATATCGAGATTGGCGGATTGCTGTTATGCAAGGCGCCAGAGGCCAAGGTTAAACAGCGTGACGAATACTATGAGCAAGTGGCCGCAAGCCAGATGGAGTCTGTGGACAACAACTTCCTCAAGCAAAACGACCCCCGAATGCCCGTTCTACAACCAGAGCGGTCCACTCGGACAACCTTTGGTCGAAGCTGACTTCGTTATTCGGAGCGGCTTCGTTATCTGATCCTTTAAGGAGATAAAGATGGCTACTACAGCTACTCCAATGGGTGCGGAACCCGTAGGCACTCTCAGTGCTTCCGGCTCCTTCACCGGAAAGGTTCGCCACATCAAGATCGCCTCAGGCTACGGCACGGCAATCTTTTATGGCGACTTTGTGAAATTGGTAAATACTGGTACGGTAGAGAAAGATACAGGCACTTCGACGATGACCCCTGTCGGCGTGTTTGTGGGATGCGCTTACACCGACCCCAGCACTAACCAAAAAACCTTCAACCAGCAGTATCCGGCTTCAACAGCGGCAAGCGACATCGTGGCATACGTCGTAGATGATCCTAACGTCCTGATGCAAATGCAGGCAGACGGATCTCTTGCTCAGGCAGACCTTGGCACCAACCTTGCGGTTGTGCAAAACGCTGGTTCAACCAGTATTGGCCGGAGCAAGAACTCTACCAACTCAACCGCCGCGACAACTGCTGGACTACCGTTGCGTTTAATTGACTTTGTTGACGGACCGAACAGTGCTGTAGGTGATTCGTTCACTGACATTATTGTTAAGTTCAACGCGGGTCATATGTACAGCAACACGACTGGCATTTAAGGAGACCTAGGAAATGGCTATTTCACGCGCACAAATGCTGAAAGAACTGCTCCCCGGCCTGAATGCTTTGTTCGGTCTGGAGTATGAGCGGTACGATGACGAGCACACGATGATTTACGAAACTGAATCATCCGAGCGTTCGTTTGAAGAAGAAGTGAAGCTGTCTGGATTCGGTGCGGCACCGGTCAAGGCTGAAGGCGCCGCCATCAGCTACGACTCTGCCCAAGAGTCCTTCACTGCTCGCTATAACCACGAGACCATCGCTCTTGGCTTCTCCATCACGGAAGAGGCTATGGAGGATAACCTGTATGACTCACTGTCTGCTCGTTATACGAAGTCGCTGGCTCGGGCTATGGCTCACACGAAGCAGGTCAAAGCGGCCAACCCGCTTAACGACGGCTTCAACAGCTTCAACTCTGGTGACGGCGTAACGCTGTTCAGCACATCTCACCCGCTGGTAAATGGTGGCACCAACGCCAACCGTCCTACCACTGCGGCTGATTTGAACGAGACCTCTCTGGAAGATGCAGTGATTAACATCGCCGCATTTACCGATGAGCGTGGTCTGCTGATTGCGGCACGTCCCCGTCGTTTGATTGTTCCACCCGCGCTTCAGTTTGTAGCAACTCGTTTGCTTGAGACTGATGGACGTGTTGGCACGGCTGACAACGACATCAACGCCCTTCGCAACAACGGTTCGATCCCGGAAGGCTACTCAGTCAACCACTTCCTGACTGACACCAACGCCTTCTTCATCATTACCGATGTGCCGAACGGCATGAAGCACTTCCAGCGTACCGCGCTGGAGACCTCAATGGACGGCGACTTTGACACCGGCAATGTTCGGTACAAGGCTCGTGAGCGATACAGCTTCGGCGTATCCGATCCTCTGGGCATCTACGGATCACCCGGAACGTCCTAACACTCAGGGGGCCTCGGCCCCCTTTTCTTTTCCTGACTAATTGTTCCATGTGGAACATTAGACCAACCCAAGACAGGAGCACATCATGGGTACTACTACTTTTTCAGGCCCCGTAAGGTCTGAGCGCGGTTTCACTGCTGTTGGATCTACTGCTGTGGTGGAGATTACCGCCGAAACCACTCTCACCTATGCCGACCATGTAGGTCGAATCATCGAGGTTAATGACGCTGATGGCGCCGTGACCTTGCCAGCCATTACCAGTGACACCATTGGTGCCACATATAAGTTCTTTATCGGCACAAACGCCAGTGATTTAGACATCAAGACAGATGGAACGGACAAGTTCTCGGGAATGCTTGTCTTGGCGGCGGCGGCCACTTCTCAGTCAAGGGGCTTTGCTCCTGCGGCAAGTAACGATGTCATCACCATGAACGGCTCAACCCAAGGCGGACTCGCAGGTTCTACTCTGGAAGTTACGGCGATTGGCACGGATGAGTATCTGGTTACCGGCACACTACTAGGCTCAGGCACGCTTGCTACTCCGTTTGCTGACGCTTAATAGATAGACTACAGGGGCGTAAGCCCCTTTTTCGGAGGTCAAGATGGCTGATACAGTCACGAGCAAAACTATTGAGGATGGCCCTCGGACAGCGATTATGGCGTTTACCAATGTCAGTGATGGCACTGGTGAGTCTGCTGTTGCCAAGGTGGACGTTTCGGCACTGTCCTCAGACCCAATGGGCAAGGGCGCTTGCACTGGTGTCAACATAGAGTGCATCTGGTTCTCTACTGTCGGCATGGGTGTAAAGATATTGTTTGATGCCAGTACCGACGTTCTGGCATGGGAACTGCCTGCTGATTATGCTGACACCCTAGATTTTTCTGAGTTTGTTGGTCTTGTTAACAATTCTGGTACAGGCAAGACTGGCGATATTCTGTTCACAACCGTGGGGCATTCTTCTGGCGACTCATACAGCATTGTGTTGAAGCTGAAGAAGAGTTACGGCTGATGAGACAGTATTACAAGAAGGGCGGCAAAACCAAGAAGTCTAAGTCTCGCGTTAACGAGGCCGGCAACTACACAAAGCCGACCATGCGTAAGCGCCTGTTCAACAAGATTAAAGCTGGGGGAAAAGGTGGCAAGCCGGGGCAGTGGTCTGCCCGCAAGGCACAAATGCTTGCTCAACAGTACAAGAAGGCTGGCGGTGGGTATAAAGACTGATGGCAGAACTAACCGTAGCGCAAAAGCGCAAAATGATTGCTGAGCTGAAGAAGGCGTCAAAAACGCATGCCGCTCAAGCGGCGCGGCTTGAGAAAACGCTCCCCAAGAAGAAAAGCAAAAATGCCTCTTAAAAAATCGCAAAAGTCCCTCAAGAACTGGACTAAGCAGAAGTGGCGCACAAAGTCTGGCAAGCCCAGCACTCAAGGCAAAAAAGCAACTGGCGAGCGTTATCTGCCCGAAAAAGCGATCAAGGCGCTGTCTGACAAGGAGTACGCGGCAACCAGCCGCAAAAAGCGAGCTGACACCAAAAAGGGCAAGCAACACTCCAAGCAACCCAAGAAAGTGGCCAAGAAGACGGCGAGGCACAGAAAGTAATGCGTGCGTATTACAAGTCCGGCGGCAAGGTCAAAAAAAAGTCCATGTCGTGCAACAAGCCGAAGCGGACGCCGGGACACTCAAAGAAAAAGTTTGTGGTCAAGGCGTGCGAGGGTGGTAAAGAGAAGCTGATCCGTTACGGCGACAAGAACATGAAGATCAAGAAGAGCCAGCCGGGAAGACGCAAGTCGTTCCGCGCTAGGCACAAGTGTGATTCTAATCCGCCAAGCAAGCTATCTGCTCGCTACTGGTCGTGTAAAAACTGGTGATGACATGCCGATAAGCAGAGCGCAGATGGGCAAGCAGGTTAAGAATGCGCCCAAGTCGAAAAAGATAAAGGCGGCTAAGTGTAGGAATGGCTTGGCGCGTAGGGGCAGGACCAGAGGAAGGAAGGTCTAATGGCGACCAGCGGGACAACCAACTTTACTCTTGACTTGTCAGATATTATAGAAGAGGCATATGAGCGTGCGGGCCTTGAAGCCAGAAGCGGGTACGACTTCAGGACTGCTAGACGTAGCCTCAACCTGCTTATGCTTGAGTGGCAGAACAGGGGGCTGAACCTCTGGACCGTCAAGAGCGGGACACAGGCGCTCACTGCGGGAACAGGCTCGTATGATCTTACCGCTGAGAAGTTAGACATTATAGAGGGGCTATTACGCACCGACGCGGGTGATACGTCCAAGCAGTCTGACCTGACTATGCAGAGAATATCTGTCAGTCAGTATGCCCACCAGACAAACAAGCTGACGCAAGGACGACCGCTACAGTACTACGTTGAGCGCAAGTCCACGGGTATCACCATACACTTCTGGCCTGTGCCTGATGACACCACAAGCTACACCTTTGCCTACTACTACATGGATCGTATTGAGGATGCCGGAAAGCCTGCGTCCAACAACATGGAGGTGCCCGAGAGGTTCCTACCGTGCTTGGTCTCTGGGTTGGCGTATCAGATAGCCAGCAAGCGCCCAGAGTCATTGCAGTTAGCTCCGGCGCTAAAGCAGGTCTATGAGGAGCAATGGAGTCTTGCGGCAGATGCGGCAAGAGAGAAAGCGTCCCTGTATGTTGCGCCCGGAGGCTACAGCAACATATGAGTAGCTTTGCCAAGGGTAAGCACGCATACGGATTTTGCGACAGAACTGGCTTTAGATACCCGATCCGCGATCTAGTGCGGCAAATCGAAGATGGCCGATGGAATGGTCTTCTTGTTGGGCGTGACGTGGTTGATCAGGATCAGCCTCAGCTAAAGCTGGGGGATGTCAACGCATCTGACCCGCAGGCACTGCGGTTCCCAAGACCCGATGACGCAATAGATGAAAGCCGATCCCTTTCGGCATTTGACCCTGTGGGCGGCGGAAACACCGCTCTGGGTAGCCGCACCGTTGGTCTTGACATGTCAGGTGCAGTGGGTCGCGTCACGATTACAACTACCGCGCCAACACCAACTGTGACCGGTGCGGTTGGCACAGGCTCTGTTGGTAGCGTGAGCGTTGGTTCTACGGCTGTAAGATTTGATAGCTCTAGTGCCACGTTTGATGGCACTGGCGACACTTTTGACGAGGGTTAAATGGCTAAGCAATCACTAGGTCTTGGCTCAAGCGCGAATGACGGAACAGGCGACACCCTTCGTGCCGGGGGCGACAAGATAAATGACAACTTTGACGAGATATACAACGCTCTCGGCAATGGCTCAACGCTTACCGATATAATCAACTCTAGCGGTGAGGTTGACGTTGCGAGCGGAGAAAACAAGCTCGTATTTCTTTACTCGGCAGAAAGCGATCTGCCGTCTGCCAGCACCTATCACGGTGCCGTAGCGCACGTTCACGCGACAGGGGCGCTGTATTATGCCCATGGTGGTGCATGGCGAAAGGTGATGACCGATGTGTCTGGTGGTCCTGTAGCCAACTACACAGCACCGGGACCTCAGCTTGTGTACACGACTACAGGCTCAACCACGTCGTCAGCATATTATTTTAGTGGCCCCGGCGCCGGCTCTGGCACAAACCCTGCGTTTACCTTTTACAGGGGGCATACATACATTATCGACAACACGACAAACCACAGCTCTCACCCCATGCAGATCAGAGTTTCAGATGGTGGCTCGGCATTTACCGAGGGCGTAACCGCACCGGCCACGGGGGTCATTAAGTTTGTTGTACCTCACTCGCCAAGCGACACCTCTCTTGTCTATCAGTGCACGAACCACTCTTCGATGGTCGGCACCATAACCATTGTGTGATCTATGAGCTATACATTCACTACGCTCAAGCAGGCGATACAGGACTACACGGAGTCTAGCGAGACTAGCTTCGTCAACAACTTGTCTCGGTTTATTGTTCAGGCCGAAGACAGGATACTGAAAAGGTGTCAGCTACCTGACTTCCGCAAAAATGTTACGGGTAGCGTGGCCTCGGGTAATCAGTATGTGATTATGCCGTCAGATTTTCTTACGCCCTACTCCATGGCGATAGACAACTCCGGCTATGAGTATCTGATGTTCAAGGATGTCAATTACATCCGGGAGGCGTATCCGGCGTCATCGACGCAGGGTGTGCCCAAGTATTACGCGATATTCAGTGATACGTCATTTATTGTTGGTCCAACCCCGGATAGCGGCTACGCAGTGGAGTTGCATTACTTTCACAAGCCAGAGTCGATTACGGTCTCATCCAGCGGGTCAAGCTGGCTGGGCACGAACGCTGATTCGGCGCTTCTGTACGGCTCCCTGATGGAGGCATATACCTACCTGAAGGGCGACCCAGACATTATGCAGTTATATGCTCAGCGGTTTGAAGAGGCTGTGTCGCGGCTAGAAGAACTTGGCGAGGGATATAGCACAACGGACAGCTATCGCTCTGGCGCTGTAAGGAAGCCCAGAACGTAATGCTTGAGCTTGCAGTAGGGACTGTTGGGGTTGAGACCACGTCCAACAGGGGATTTACCCCGGAAGAGATCGCCGAAAGGTGTCTGAACAAGATAATCAATGTATCTGAGGGTGCTGGGCCTGCTGTCAAGGCTCAAGCAGATGCTTTTAGGGATCAGATAAGGGCCGTTCTCGTGCTGTACATGAGAGAGGCCATTAGCAGTGATCGCACGACGGTGTGCAATGCGCTTGCAGAGGCGGGCCAACAAGACTTAGCCAATATGATCAGGAGACTTTGACATGGCGTTTAGCGGAAACTTTATGTGCACGTCCTTCAAGAAGGAGCTGATGGAGGGTGTGCACAACTTCAAGAACTCTGGCGGTAGCACATTTAAGCTGGCCTTGTATGACAACAATGCGAGCTTCACTGCGGCAACCACTGCGTACACAACCAGCAACGAGGTTAGCGGAACGGGTTACAGCGCCGGCGGGGGCACCCTCACAAGAGTTGACCCCAGCACATCTGGTACAACTGCTCTGACTGATTTTGCTGACTTGACGTTTAGTTCGGCGACAATTACTGCCAGAGGGGCTCTAATCTACAACGACTCAGCGTCAGGCGACCCCACAGTCGTTGTGCTTGATTTTGGTGCAGACAAGACATCCAGTGCTGGCGACTTCACTATTGTTTTCCCCACAGCGGATGCGTCTAACGCAATTATCAGGATTGCCTAAACAATGGCTCTTGTTGTAGCTGATCGGGTCAAAGAGACCACTACAACCACAGGCACAGGTGCAATCACCCTCGCCGGGGCAGAAACAAACTTTGTTACGTTTTCCTCTGTCCTATCAAATGCGGATACGACGTATTACGCGATTGTGGACAATACAAACTCTGCGTTTGAAGTGGGGTTGGGGACATATGCCAGCTCTGGCAACACGATCACCCGGACAACCATCATATCCAGCTCCAACAGCAACAACGCTGTTGACCTTCAGGCTGGGTCCAAAGATGTCTTTGTCACCCTTCCCTCTAACAAGTTCCCACTACTTGATGCGTCTGGCAATGTAGACATTAACGGCGGCACTATTGATGGCACCACGATTGGCGGATCTTCTGCCGCCGCCGGCACGTTTACTACAGCCAACGCGACAACGGTCGACACCACCAACATTGAAGCTACCAACATAAAAGCCAAGGATGGGACTTCGGCGGGTTCTATTGCCGACTCTACGGGCGTAGTGACTATAGCAAGCTCAGTGCTTACTACCACTGACATAAACGGTGGAACAGCCGATGGCGTCACGATTGGAGGTTCTACAGCCGCCGCCGGCACTTTTACCACGTTTACCTCTACAGGCATTGACGACAATGCTGATGCTACTGCAATCACAATTGATAGCAGTGAAGCAGTAGCAATAGGCGGCAGTACATTTATAGGGTCTAGAGCAAAATCGCTATCTATAGTTGGAGATGACAATAGTTCTACGATTGCGTCTAAGACAACATCCTACGACACTGTTTTTAGCGTCCTGCCGTGGTCATCTTCAACTACTTATCTAGCTACGGGAACTTATTTTGATGACGGATCTTGGATACATGCATCTGACAACGCCACAAGTTCATTAGTTGCCTTAACGGGCGATGGAGTTCATTGGTACGCAAGCAGTGGCAGTACGCCGAACTTTGACGTAGCTAACAATGTGGGTCTTTGGAATGCTTCAGGTCAGTGGGATGGTGACATCAATACCACCTATGACATTAATACGGGAAGCATTACGGTGGGCGACGGTACGAACAATGCGTCCCATATTGCAATCAAACCGGCGGACGATACGACCGCAGAGGATCTCCAGTTCTACAACGGCACAACTCGCGTCGGTGAGATCGGAACGCAGGACACAGTGTGGCTCCGTATAAATCAAGAAACATCATCGAACATTTACACCCCGCGATACATTCGCGCTGACGGTGGATTTTTTGTAGACGGTACAACGAAAGGCATAGACGGCTCTGGTGACTTTATTGGCGGCAACGTTACAACGCCAACATTGAACATCAACGATGGCAACACGCAGATGACTGAAGGCGATAACAACGCGTTTCGGTTGGCAACAAACAGCGGCTACGTTGACGTTGGCCCAATGAATTCCAGCTACTGTCATATCCAAACGGACAGGGGGAAATTTTATCTCAACAAGCCCACCTATATGGATGGCGGCGCTGTCGATTATGACACTGGCGATCACTTTATACTGCCTAACGCTAATAACAGCGAGTCACCAAATTCAAGCACGTCAAGGAACGGCGGTGCTATAAATTACATCTACAACCGCAGTGTTAACGTTACGCTTACTCGCGGAGACTTTGCACATCACATCGTCCAGCAGTGGAGCTATGGCCCAACATTTACACTTACTAGCAGTACGTGGCTCAGAGGCGACATCATTGAGTTTATTAACGTCAAAGGGGCAGTGACAATTACGGTTGTAGGCACAATTATTTATTTACCTAACGGCGGAAACGATACAACCCTGACTCTTTCTCAGGCAGGCAAGTTCAGACTGATTAGATACAGCTCAAATGCTGGTTATTGGATGGTGGGATAATTATGACAACTGATATGGCGCAGTTTTTTGGTGGTGCTAAGTCGGTAACATCAACAAGTGACGTTGATATTGTTAACTGGACGGGACACGGCTACTACGGAGCGCATGACGAGGTAACTGCAACAGTCGGCACTAGTTATACAAATATGGTCACGATAAACGGCAGTGGTTATATTAACCATGCTTACGTCCGCAATAACACTGGCGGTAACCGCAAAGTTTATGGTCGGATTTATGTTGACGGCACATTGGTGCGAACGGTGTACACCTATTGGTCTAGTTGCCCCGACGATCAAGGCATATTCCTTTGGCCTGTTTTTATACAGGGAAACACAACCACAGGCTCCCAAACCAACTCTGATGTTTTGCTCATCGGGTCAGGTGGGTTGAGGTTCAATACGTCTTTTCAGATACAGGCTGCATTTAGCTCAAGCGGCTCTGGCAGAGTATATTATTCATACATGAGGGATGACTAGATGGCTAATGAGATACGAGAGTTAGTCGATGAAAATGGCAATGTGTATGGTGAAGTCCTGCATGATCCCGATATACCGCCACGCCCAGTACCCACCCACATAACTGAATACACGGTGCATCAGTTCAGAAATAAGTTTACTGCCGCAGAAAAAGTCACGCTGTATAACGCGGCCAACACCGACATTAACGTGAAGATATTGCTAGATGATTTGATGTCGGCTAGGTTTGTTGATGTTGCAAACCAAGAGACTATTGACGGCGTGAACTACTTGGCATCGCAGTCGATTGTCACGGCGGAGCGAGCGCAGGAAATACTCACCGGCATACCGCTAACAGTGGACTGAAAAGTATTTTGCTCGGCAGGCCCACATAAAGCGAAGCGATGAACAATGGACCCACTTTCCATGATCGCCATGGCGTCTACGACCTTCAAGGGTATACAGACGCTCGTAAATCAAGGCGCAGAGATTGAGCGCGTAGCCCAAAAGCTTGGGTCTTGGTATAGCTATGCGGCAGACATAAAGCAGATTGAGAAAGAGTCTGAGAACCCCGGACTGTTTAAGAGGCTGTTTGACGGCAACACAGTAGAACAGCAGGCTCTTAATAGCGTTATAGCCAAAAAAAAACTGGAGGAACAGGAAAAACAGATTCGTGAGCTAATAGTGTGGACTTACGGGGTAGAAACCTATCAAGAAATGATCATGTTGCGACGCAAAATCAAATCGCAACGCGAGCAAGCAATCTACCGGCAACGCAAGAGAAAGCAGTTCTTGCTGGATGGCATTTTTATTTTTATTGGGGTGCTTGTTGGTGGTGGTATTATCTACGTAACAGCAGAGTTCATTAGGGGAGCGACATGAAGAAGTTATTGATTTTTGTGTTTTTTTTGTTGGCTGGGTGCACTTCAACAACGACCCAGTATTATGAAGCGGTCACGGCGGCGGCAAACGCCAACGCAACCGCCTCTCAAGCTAAGTTTGACGCTTTGGCGGCGATTGCCGCTTCTGGAGACGGGCAAGCGGCCAGTGCGGCTGTGATGGCCTTGGCTCTGACGCAGACGCCTACAATAAACCCTGTGCCTCAACAGTCTCAGGCTTTGCAGTGGGCATCTATTTTGGCTACCCCGGTCACATCGCTCGGCATGATGTGGATGCAGTCAGACTCTGCGAAGACAATGGCAAAGTATAATGCTGACGTGTCACTAGCAAGAGTTCAGGCGACATCGCAAAGTAACGCGGCATTGTATGGCACCTTTGCGGACATGAACCAAGCTACTGCGAATGTAGGCATGGCTGGCTTGGATGCGGCGGGCAATGCAGATTATTCAGCGTTTATTGATGGCATGGTCACGCTTGGCACGGCTGGAATTACGGGTGCTGTAGATCTAGGCACCGCAGGTTTTGGGGCTAATGTCGATATTGCCACGGCTGGCATGACCGGTCTTGTTGATTTAGGCACCGCAGGTATAACGGGCGTTGTGGACATGGGCAATGCTGGGATTACAGGGGTGACAACTGTGTCGCTTGATGCGTTCGACACCTTGCTCAACCTAGACACTGGAAACAACTCGTTGCTTGAGGGCGTCTGGACTAACTACACAACATCAATCCAAGACATTATCGACGGGGTGCCAAGACTATGTCAGCCAATTACGGACGCAAATGGCGTAACCACGCTCGTCTGCGAGTAAACAGTGCCAAGGCTCGCTGGCGCAAGTTTAGACGCTGGTTGGACGGCTTGTGGTTTGACATAAAGTACTTTCTGAAGGTTTTGAAGAGAAGGTGGTCGCGGCTGTGGAAGTAAACGAGCAGAGGCTTGAGCGGATTGAGAGCAAGCTCGACAAGGTCTCGTACTCTGTTGCTGACTTTGCCCGGATTGAGGAGCGACTACTGTCGGCGTTTAAACGCCTTGAGCGACACGAGAAGCAGATAGATCGTCATGCAGAAGATATTAAAACCCTTACCAGTAGCGTGTTAACAAATTCACGAACGCTACAGTTTGGTGAGCGTATGTTTTGGATTGTTGTTACAGCGTCGGTTTCTCTGGGCGTTTATTTGACGGGATAAACTAGAATGATATTTGGCGCATCAGCATTTGCGGAAACACCTTTTGCCGCTTCTGCGGGTCTAGCGCCAATAGTCGTTACCGGTCAGCAGGCAACAGGGTCTGTTGGCACCGTAATTGTACACATACCGGTTAGCTTCTCGGTTACAGGCGTATCTGGCACGGGTCAGGTCGGCACTGTAGCGATTGATGCTGACGGTGAGGTAAACGTACAGGGTGTTGCTGGGACCGGCACGGTCGGTGATGCCACTGTAAGCGCAGACGCAAATGTTCCGGTAACGGGGCTTTCGGCAACCGCATCTGTTGGGTCTGCCGTTGCAACTGGCGGCGCCACAGCAAGCGTAGACGGCCTAGAAGCAACTGGTGCCGTAGGTGATGTAACCGTAACCGGCACAGCCAATGTCTCTGTCACTGGCGTGTCAGGAACAGCGGCTGTTGGCTCTGCCATAGCCACGGGTGGTGCAAAAGCCAACGCTGTCGGACTTGGCGTTACTGGTAAGGTCGGCGTTGCCGACACATTCACTCAAACAAATGTAACCGTCACCGGCGTTTCGGCGACCGGTGTCGCTGGCTCAGCACAAGTAATCATCTGGAACGAGATTGACCCATCTCAGGTGCCAAACTGGGTAGAGGTCACAACTTCTCAGACACCGGGGTGGACTGAGGTTGTACCGTCTCAAGACCCAGATTGGACAGACGTAGCGGCGTAGAGGCTCAAATGACAAGCACATATACGACAAATCTAGGTATTGAAAAGATCACAACAGGTGATCAAGCGGGTACTTGGGGAAACACCACCAACACCAACTTTGACATTATTGATCAGGCTATAAACGGGATAGGGTCATCCACCCTCACCTCATCCCACACCAGCTCAGGCGGGGCCTTGGCCATTGCAATTACTGATGGCGCAGTGTCGGCAGGGCGCGACGCATTTATAGAGTTTTCTGATGGAGGAGATATTGGCGGAACGGGGTATGTCCAGCTCACGCCCAACAACGCCGAAAAGATCCTGTATGTCAGGAACAGCCTGTCAGCATCGCGCTCTGTAATTATTTTTCAGGGAACGTATAACGCATCAAATGACTTTGAGCTTGCGAATGGCAAGGACGCCGTCATCAAGTTCAACGGCGGCGGCTCTGGAGCCACAGTCACGCAGGTGTTTGCTGATCTCACCGCGACCAACATAACAGCTCCTCTTACAGGGAATGTGACGGGCAATGTGACCGGGAATGTTACAGGCGCAGTTACCGGGAATGTTACTGGTGACTTGACAGGAGCAGTGACGGGTAACGTAACCGGCAACTTGACCGGCAACGTCACCTCTACCGGCACGTCAACATTTGCGACAGTAGATATCAATGGCGGCGCAGTGGACGGCACGACTATCGGCGCCAGCAGTGCCGCCGCAGGCACCTTTACCAATGTCACCGCAACAGGAACCGTGACGATTGCTACCGCTGACATCAATGGTGGCGCCATAGACGGAACAAATATAGGCGCAAGCACGGCAGGTACAGGAAAATTTTCTGCCCTGACCACGAGTGGTGATCACATTCTTGTCGAAACATCGCAGACGCCAGCCTCTGTTTCCGCCTCAGGAACTCAGGGTGAGATTGCATGGGACGCAAACTACATATATGTCTGCGTCGCCAATAACACTTGGCGCCGTGCGGCAATATCTAGCTGGTAAGACTAGGAGAAAGACCTATGCTACAAGCCCTTATCGGTCCAATCGCTAATCTGGCATCTGGATATCTTAGCAACAAGCACGAGCAGGCTCAGGCCAAGCATCAAGCCAAGCTACAGGTAATACAAAATGACGCGGACTGGGAATCAAAAATGGCTGATGCGTCAGCTAATAGCTGGAAAGACGAGTGGTTTGCAATTCTGCTGTCTGCTCCTATCGTCGCTGTTTTGTATGGCGTTGGCTTCAATGATCCTGCTGTCATGGGGCGGGTGCATGATGCTTTTGAAGCTCTCGGCAATCTTCCAGAATGGTACCAGTACCTCCTTTTTATCGCCGTCACAAGTTCATTCGGCATAAGGGGTGCGGATAAACTGATGAAGCTAAGAAAGTGATGACCCCAGAGACGTTCGATAAATGGCGGGTTGTCCCGCGAGTCCTAGTGTTGATGATGGCGTGGGCCACATGGGACGTGATTCATTGGTTTACAACCCTGTCAGAGCCCACGTTTGAGCAGGCCGGCTTGGTCTCTGTGTGCACGGGCGCTATGACGGCTGTTTTTGGGCTGTTTTTAGGGCAGGGCAAGAAAGAGTGAGCTACTTTTCAGAGGACGAGCTGAAGTGCCAGCACTGCGGCAAGTACACATTTGACGAAGACGTGCTCAAGATCCTAAACGCCATTCGCAGAGAGTTTGGGCCAATGCCTGTCAATAGTGGATATCGCTGTCCTGAGCATCCCATAGAGGCAAAAAAACAAAATCCGGGAGCGCATACAACAGGAAAAGCGGTTGATATCGGCGTTAGTCGTGCTAATGCCTATAAGCTGATAGAGGTTGCCTTGGCGCACGGGTGCCCAAGGATTGGTGTAAATCAACGCGGCGAGGGTAGATTTGTGCACTTGGATTGGGATTATGACCGGCCATACCCAACTGTTTGGTCGTATTAGTGAGGTGTATTTGTGCCGCTATCTAAGATCGCATTTGCTCCGGGCATAGACAAAGAGGGTACCCAGTACACTGCCGACTCCGGTTGGTTTGACTCAGACAAGATACGCTTCCGAAAGGGTAGGGTTGAGAGTATTGGCGGCTGGGCCAAGTATGTTGAGACCACGATAAGGGGGGTTTGCCGCTCTCTTTTCGACTGGGGCGCCGCTTCAGGTGACAAATATTTGGGCATTGGCACCAACCTGAAGTTCTACATAGAGAACGGCGGCAGTGTATTTGATGTTACACCCCTCAGGCTGAC